TCATACGCTGCACCGCCTTTCAAAGTTTTTCAGGTAGCCTGCATACCCTTCCGGGTCCAGCTCCTGCAGCCGGTTGGCACGAAAACGATATTCGGGATAGGTGCAGAACCCACTCTGCATGGTGCGACCGGTTGGGATGGCCAGACCATGTCGGATGAGCCAGGTGGGAAATTCCGAATCGGCATTGGTGTCGATAAAGGCATGGTCTTTTTGCCGTTGGCCGGGCAGGTTGACGGTGAGAGTCGCCCAGGGTTCCGGGTCGCCGCTTTCCCATGTCACCATTTGTATGGCAAGGTTTCCATTCAGGTAGGAAGTCACCTGCAGCTGGATGGGGTGCGTGGCGCCAAATTTCTTGTAAGGCAAGGTAACAGGTGCCGCATCGGTATCAGGTTCTTCGTCCTCCACGCCCAGTTCCCAACTAAGGGACAGAATCTGGCTCTGGCTCATCGTGCGGGCATATTTCTTTGCGTATTTTGGCTTGAAGAGCAGGGCACCGTCCTGCAGGAGCAGCTTTCCTTCTTTTTGCTCCTGGATACAGCGCAGCCCATGCAGACGGGGCTTTGCGCGCTCCACCGCATCGTGGATCTTCGGATGGTCAAACCATATGGAATACTGTACGGCTACATGGAGATGGGGATGCTCCTGAAAGCGTGAGCATAGGAGCTCCAGCACCTGTTGACAGATTTTTCTTCGTTTCTCCAGCGTCTGACGCTCGTTAAAGGTCAGCGTGAAATATGAGAAATCCCGTTCGGATGTGTCTGCGGCGCCGTTAAAGGGATTACACCAGAAGTACAGATCCCATCGGTCGCTGCCATAGGACACAGGGATATTTTCGTCATACTGGTTGCAGACAAAGTCCTGTGCGATGGCTTCCATGATGGGTTTCATTGCCGCGCTGCTCTCCAAACTTGCCTGACGGATATACTGCTCCCATTCTTCGCGGGTGTGGCTGTCATAAAACTGTTTGTTGGCTGCTGCCTCTGCTTCGGTGCATAGAGACTGCAGGCGCAGGGAGTGGACATCTTCTTTGGCATAGCCTTTTTCAAACCATCTGGTATCAATATTCATATGAGAACGATCTTCGTGAATTTTCATTTTGCATCCTCCTTGTGTATAGCTGCTGCATTTTTTGACGCAGTGTGGTCATTGGTCTTTCCAGTCATAGAGCAGTAGGTCATGTCCAGAAGATTTGGCTTCGGTTCTTTTGTCCCGGAAACGGTAGTTGGTAAACACAAAGCCGGTGGGCTTGTGGATATAGCGGACAGCCAGAATGTGGAACTGACTATTTAGCCATTCGGCTGAGTCTACTGCTTCCTCAGCGGTGTTCTCAACATCGGTGGCAAAGAGCCAGTTTTCCCAGTACCAACCATGCCCAACCGTTTCTCTGGCATCCGGCAGGGAGAGCAGCTTTTCCCTTAGTGCTTCCTGATTCTGCAGGTGCGGATATTGTGTATGAACGGACTGCACCAGCGATTGGCGGAATTGGCAGAAAGGTACGAAGGGTTTCTTGCCTTCAAAGTTACCATTGCCGTCCAGTGCACGGACTACGCCATCTGCAATCACTTCAAAGATGAGGTCTTCCCGGATGAGACTGCCATTTTCATTCCAGTCCGGTGTAGAGCTGTACCATGCGCCGCTTTCGGTATCCCGGTTGTAGTAGCGTACCGGTTCTGCAATGGTGCAGAATACATCTATACAGAATCCGGGATCTTCAAACAGAAAAGATATTTGTCGTTTTATCATCAGGTGTTTCCTCCTAAATGAAAAAAGGACCGGCAGGCCGCTAAATGCAGTCTGTCGATCCTTTCGGTTATAAGCCGCAGGTAATGCGGCAGGGTTCCTCGTTAAATCAAAGAGATAGGCACGATCAGATTGTTCTGATCAAAAGCGCCCAACTGGTCAGCCATGCACAGGATAGCACCAGTGCCGCGCTGCAGTGGGGACTTGTCGATCAGGTCAAATACCTTCGTCAATTTCTTTGGCGGCGAGGCCATCTTTTTGATCTCGATGGGAAACAGTTTTCCGTCCCGCTCCAGGATCAGGTCGATTTCTCTGGCATCCTTATCCCGGTAATAGTACAGGAATGGCTCCTGACCGGCGTTCTGATAGGTCTTGATGATTTCCGCTACGGTATAGTTTTCCAGTAGTGCGCCGCTCATGGCTCCTTCCATGGCTGTCTCCGGACTGCTCCAACGGGTCAGGTAGCAGACAATGCCGGAGTCGTAGAAGTAGAGCTTGGGTGTGGATACGGTGCGTTTGAGGACATTATTGGAATAGGGCTCCAATAAAAAGATGATCCCCAGCGCCTCCAGAACATGAAGCCAGTTTTTGGCCGTGGTCTGGTCGATCTCCGCATCATCGGCAATGCCCTTGTAATTGACCTGCTGGGAAGTCCTGGCGGCGACAGAACGCAGGAACCGCAAAAACTTCAAGCTGTCAATGTCATTGGACAGCCGCCGCACATCCCGTTCCATGTAAGTGTCAATGTAACTGGAATAGAAGATGGAGGCATTGGAATAGGTTCCTGTGACCAGGGCAGGCATCCCGCCCTGATGGATACGCTGAAAGACCTCTGGCGTGTTCAGCATTTGGCGTCCGTTCTGCCGTTCGGACAAAAGAGGCAGCTCCAGGCTGAACGGTGGTTCAGGAGGCCGTTTCATGATCTCACTCTGGGAAAGCGGTGAGAGGTGGAGCAGAGCCACCCGGCCTGCCAGAGATTCCTGTACGCCCTCCATCATCTTGAAAAGCTGAGAACCCGTCAGCCAGAAATCGCCGGGCTGATGGCGTTCATCTACCATGATTTTGATATATGGGAACAGTTCCGGTGCGTATTGCACTTCGTCAATGAGCAGCGGCGGCTGATACAGCTGAAAGAACATCTTTGGGTCCGTCTTGGCGAGTTCCCGCAGCGTCAGATCATCCAAAGAGACCTTTTTGCGCCCCTTGCCCTCGACCTCTATCAAATGTTCCAGCATGGTAGTTTTTCCAACCTGCCTTGGGCCGGTAAGCAGAAGCACAGGATACTGTTCATTCAGCTCCATCACCGGTTTCTCCATGTGTCGGGTGATATACACAGGCGTTCCTCCTTTCTTAATTTCGGCTGATATATTATTATATACCTATTTTAGCCGAAAAAATCTGATTTTGCAAGTAGGCAGTCTGCAAAGTAAATTTCAGTAGCGATTTTAAGGGTCATTCCTGCGCAGCGGAGGGGTTGATCATTTCCTTCAGACTGGCGATATACTGCCTCCATGCCTGCCTGGATTCCTCAGCACGCTTCAACTCGGCAAGCTGTTCTTCCGGTGACAGGGCTTCAAACTCGCATTGGCGGCAGTCTCTATCAATATCCTGAAAGATACGGTTCAGGATGGAGAGAGCCAGTTCTGTAACAGTGGAGCTGTGTTCATCAAGTGCCCTGCGACCTTGACGGAACAATTCCAGATAGTGCTCATACTGCTGTTCACTGATGAATTCCCAGCCGTAGGCTTCCTGGATGTCGCTTTCGCTATGGTATTGCATGGCCGCTTCAAATTCTGCCTCGCGGTCTGCGGCTTCCTTTTCGATGTGCCGCCTGAGCTTGGCGCGGATGCGCTCCAAGTCTTTGAGCAAAAGCTTATAGGCTTTGGCCTCCATGAGATAACCGTGAGCCTCGCTGTTTAGATATCGTTGGGATGTTTCTTTCATGCGGCAGATTCCTCCTTGGATTTGGATTGGACAAAGAGCAGGAACCCTTTGCTGGTATCCTCCAGGAGTTGCCATGTACCATCCCTCCAGACGCAGGCGGTTGCATCGTTGTAGATTTCCGGCGTTTTGGGCGGGTCATCAAAGCATTCCGGCGTCACATAAAGGCACATATGCCCCATATAGAAGGGCTGCAGAGCTGCTTCTATCTCTTTGCGCAGGGCAAGGGCGAGTGATTCGATCTCGTCAATATCCTGACGCTGGAAGGCAGCATCTGAGATCTGTTTGAGCCGCTTGGTTTGCTTCACAGCTGCATCAATATAGGGTACGGCCTCATCAAAGTATTTGTGTTTGATCCGCATACCGTCGAATACCAGAAAGCGGGTATAGGCGGTAGCGGCTTTACAGATGTCTTGCCGCAGGACATCAAATGGTTTTTTGTACTTGGTTTTCAGCACCTCCATGGATACGACCTGCAGATTGCGCCGCAGGGTTTCCAGATGGTTCACTAAAGTGGTGCGTAGTTCATCTCGTTCCATAGGCATCCTCCATGGGTAGCTTCCGGGCGGCTATCCGCGCCGGAAGTGGCGGCAGTGCTTATGCACATTGGCGTGGGTAAACGCAAAATTCTTGCAAGCCAGCAATCGATTCCGTTCTCTGGGGGATTGTCGGGCAACGCTTGCATGATACTTTTTAACAGGTGTTTTTATAGGGTTATTCGAGTTCAGGTTCCCAAGGGGTATCTTCCTCATAAGGCGCAGCCTCCTTTTCATTGTCAGCGGACTTGCCGGCAGCCCGTACCGTCAGTAGAAGGGCATCTTCCCCGACATCGTTGCTGTGGGACTTTCTGGCTCGTTTCTTTTTGCATCTTTCTACAGCTTTGTCATAGTCGTAGCCGATACCAGCTTGCAGTTTATCCGCAATTTTACGCAGTTTTTCTGCATGGTACTCGTAGGTAGCACGATGGAATCCAGTCAGCTCCCACTGATCGCACACCGATTCCAGAAGCCGGACATAGTCCCGCAGTGCATTGACCGTTTTGTAGATATCGCCATAGCAGGTAGTAAAGGTATGGGCGCCATCAAGATCCCGAAAGCAAAAAGTCAGTTCTTCCCCCAAAAACTGTTCCAGTTGGACTGATTGCGCGATCATTGGCCGAAAAGCTTCCTGGGGCAGTTCGGGCAGTCTGTTCTCATCCATTATTATCCTCCCCATGTTCCGGTACTGGCGGCTGTGGGCCTAAGCCTGCCGCAAACATCTGCACAGCGGTACGGTAGCCAGAGGCGTATGCCTGCTCCAATACAGCAGAATTGCGGCATTGTACCGCAGCCTGATACTGTTCAAAAGCGATGGACGCCTCGTTGGAGAGCAGCGGAAGCAGAGCTTTTTCTTTCTGCTGTACTGCCTGGTTAAAAGGTGCGAGGCGTTTATCGGGCTTGAACACATCTGCTTCATATTCGCCATAATAGAGCGAAGTGAGAAAGCGTGGGTCTGCCGGAAAGGATATAGCAGATGGTGCAGGGCGGGAAAGCGCCGCCGCAATATCTTTGAGTGTGTTGATCAGTGCAGGGAGCTGAACATTAAAAAATCTTTGCCCTATTGCTGTTTCGTGTAAATTCATAAAATAAGGCCCCCTTTCTAAAAGCCATTTGCCTTTTACTGTTCCCTGACAATCCGGTGCAGGTCTGCTAACAGATGCCGGTTATTCCGCTCATACTGAGGCTGAAAAGGCTGGTCTAAATCAAAATTGTAATAGCGGTAGTAGAGCACCTTGAATACAATGCCTGGCCGCATGGCAGGATCTATGGCGCGCATCAGTTTGCCCAGTTCGGTAGCGATCTCATATTCCCGCTTTACATATTCTTTGTCTTCCCGCTTGAAATTCTGATACAGCCAGTCCTTGACGGATACCCGGCCGCCGGTAAAGTGGCTCTGGTGTCGGTCCAGACACAGGCAGTATTCAAAATCGCGGCCACGCTCCCCTGGACCTACGGTAAGAGGATAGATACGGCAGGTACGGGTACGGGCAGGGTAGACAGAACAGCGCCCATCCGTAAGGAAGATGCAGGAGCCGTTAGGGGCTTTTGTCTTGAGCATATAGATAGGGAAGCCTTCCTCAGTCAGTGGTTCTGGTTCGCAGTAACGGAACAGGAAATCCTCTATTCCTTCGATGGGCTCACCTTTTGTTCGGAGATAGCGAGCCAGACGGTAGGCGTACAGACTTTCCACCATTACACAGCCTTCGATATTGCGGCAGCACGCCCCGCATTGACGGCAGGAAAAGGTGAACTGGTCTTTGGGGCGGACTGATTGGATATCATTCATGATTTCTTCGTTCATTTTGTTCCTCCATAAAAAGAGCCGTGACGGAATGGTATCCGCCACGGCCAGAACTTGTGGAATAGTCAGCGGGAGCTGGCTGTTCCAATCCATTTACAGTCCCTTCACGCACATGCGGCCAATCTCACAGGGAGCGGACTGACAGCCGCCAGCGGAAAAGGGGACATGGAGAGATGGTAGTGGGAGTTCTGCGTTTCAAAACGGACGCAATCCTCCGACTCCTCCAGAATCGCCACCACACGCGAAGTGTGGTAGATGTTTCCTCCGGCGTGCAGAATCGCACCCCGCCCAACAGACAGTGGACGCAGCAGAGAACCATTCAAAACGATCTGTTTCTTTTCTTTCTTCATTCGGTTTGACCTCCAATCTTTTTGAAAATATGGATGTAAGGGTATTTCGTATCTGTAATGGGTTCATCCATAGCAAATATCCAGCAGCACATCATGGACTTCAGCCAGCAACTCTTTAATGCGCCGCATAGGAACCTTCTGGGTGCGGGCAATCTCACGGATGCCATAGCCGCCCTGTTTCAGATGCACAATATCCATTTGCTGCTTGGATACTCTGCCGGCCAGCTCGTGGAGAAGAAGGTCCATTTCCAACTGCTGCATGATTGGGTCATGGGCAGGAATGGTATCTTCTAAAGGGGCACCATCGGGATATAATCCGACGTGAATACTGAGAACCTCCATATTGCGCTTGCGGCGCTCCTGGGTGCGGAAGTAATCGAACAAGCAGAACTTCATTCTACGATTAGCAATGGTGGAAAAAGTAAACTGTTGTGCAGTGAGATCAGAAAAATAATCCCGAACAGCTTTCAGATAGCCGAAAATAACTACATCGTAAAATTCATCTTCAGGCAGTCGGTTTTCGTTCAGAAACTTATAGACTAGGCTATGATGGGCGGTGGCAAATGTCTGTTGTTCTTTGGTTAATGGTACTTCACATAACATTGTGTTTTCCTCCTTAAATAAAAAAAGAGGGATACCTCCGGTGTGTTAAACCGAAGGCATCCCTTTGTTCATGTGTCATGTGGTGCAGGCCACATCAAGATACTTATGCGGGCAGCTGCTCGCAGTCACCATTGATCTGGCTGACGGTATAGTGACCGTCTGCCGGCTCGTTGGTCATGGCGCCAGGCTCGATTACATAATCGCAGCCGGTGTCGCGCTGCTCCTCAGTGATTTCTGCACGCTGCTGGAGCAGGAGTTTGATCTGCTCCTTAAAGCTATTGGCGTAAGCCCGGATCTGAGCCAACTCCTCGCCCTGGAAATCCTGCAGCAGTTTGAAGGTAGCAACACTGTAGTCATTAGTGCCGTTGTTCTCACGCTTGAGACTAATCTGCACGATACTGCCGTAAGTGGCGCGGCGGCGGAACATGAAGGCCCGGTTCAGAAATTCCTTGAAGGGCTTGATGCTGGTAGGAGGCAGATTTACCTGCAGAGGCATGTATTCACCACTGCGGAGCAGGTAGAGCACACGCATATTTTTACAGGCTTTTCCTTTGCTGCCATCAGGTGCAGAACCAAAGCGGTTCATCACGCAGGCAGCACAGGCGCCTCCGGGAGTGCCGATGCCAACCTTGCCATCCACAGAAGAACAAAGCGGTGTGGTATCGTCGTCATATTCGCTGCCAGCTGGCCAGTAGGCGCAGGTGGCGTGGTTATGCAGAATGACACCTACCAGAGTTTTTTCATAGTCAGGATTGTCCGGATCATTGGATGGCATCTCAAACTGGAGTGTGCCGCCGGCGGGAATCTTGACACGCTGAAAGCTCATCTGCAGACCATCAGCGTCCTCAGCCAGTTCCTCGGCGCTGAAATCGCTTTCGGTCATAGTGGGGAGCGTGAATTTTTCCTGTTTCATCAAATCGCTGTTCTGATTATACATAGTGGTTCCTCCTTAAAAATTGTGATGGTTGCAGATGGTCAGGCGGCCATCTGATTGATACGGTTCCACTGCTGTCTGGGCATGGATAGGATATTGTATCCGATCCCCTCCAGGGCAGTGGCGCGGTCATAGCTGTCCACATCCTGACTAAAGCGTGTGACGGCATTGGATAGTCCATAGAGGGTCAGATCCTTGCCTTCAATCAGACGCTGCAGAACGCCGGTGCTTTCTTCCTCGGTGATATTGAAATCCTTGCTTGCCAGACGGACAACACTGGGAATATCAGTGGTATTCATCTGGACGGTTGTGGCTTCACGCATCATGCCTACTACCCGTGTAAACCGTGTTTCATCCACGGCGGCCATCACGGTATCCTTGATTTTCATGGCAAATGCGTGGTCATCAGCGGCCAATGTCTCCTGTGAGAACAGTTGGAAGTTTTCGTCTGCCTCGTTGACCCGGCCGATGTGAGTACGGCGAGTCTGGGCATCGTTGACAACCATGCCGTTACTGCATACCAGCCGATAGACCAAAGGCTGGATGTTGACGGAACCCAGTCCAACTTCACTATTGCTGATGATAACGCCGGACTGTACGATGTCACCGGGTACAACTTCGGCTTCAAGCCGCTTGTTGACTACCTTGATGTACATACGGCTGTCCGTGATCTGGCAGCTTTCAAAATAGGCGTCCTCCATTTGCTGAATGACAGGAAGGACGATTTCTGCAATGTCCAGATTGTCAATGCGGCGATTGTAAGTTTTCAGGATAGTTGAGAAATATAGGCCGGTCAAGGGGTTTGATATGAAATATCCCGGAAAAACACGGGAACTGGCCTAAAATCAAGGTATTCAAGCGGTAGAAGTGTGAAAAAGCAAGCAAGAAATTGTAGTTCTGTGAAAATGGGATTGCAATTTCTTTTTTTATTTTTTATCCTCACCAGGCCACCAGAGGGGCAGAGCGGGCCGGGGTTTTAAGCGGCCCTTTTAAGAGCGTTTAAGCGGGCAGGGCGGCAGACACGGCGAGAGGGTGAAAAGCCCGTCACGGCGGGGGCTTGCGGGATTTTAAGAACATAAAAAAGACCTTTTAAGCGGGGCGCGCACTGGGCGGCTTCTCCCCTGCTTGAAAGGTCTTTTTTTCGTTTGAAAGAGGGCTGCCCCCCGCAACCACCCGCGCAACAAAGGCCCGCAGGGGCGCAACCAGCAGGAAACCCGCTATTTTCAAAGGTTTCTGACAGGGGGGTGGTGTTTCACACTCCCCTAAATATTTGGAGGAAGTTGCGCCCCCCTCCCTCCATTTAAAAGATTTTTAAATGGTCTTTTGGAGCGGCGCACATCTAACGAAATTCGTGATTTTCTCACAAAGTAGTCACAGGCCGAAGGCAGCGTGGTAGGCTTGTCCCATGAAATACAAGGGTAATTCAAAAAGCAAAAAAATAAGAGGTTATTCCTGAGCCACAGCGCCGGATCGGTTTTTCTCCGGCCAGTGTAACACAGCGGGAGCCGTATCGTGAAGCAGCCGGAGAGCTTCCCGGCGCTGGGCGCTGTCTTTCAGCTTTAACGTGTGGCGAAGCTCCACCAGCACATCAAAAACGAGCTTTTGCTCCTCGTCGGACACCTCACGCACCGCCCGCTCCACGGTATCAAACAGGGTGGACAGGTTATCGCCGACCGCCAGGACAATTTCTGGTTCTTCCCACTTGTACGCAGGAGTCCGATCATCACTTTCTCCTAATAGGTACTCTTTGCTGACATTAAAGTATTGTGAAAGTAAGGTTAGTACGGCTGAACTTGGGGTTCGTTGTGCGTTTTCGTAATTTACAATTGCAGGCAGACTGACCCCCAAACTATCAGCCAATTGCTTCTGTGTAACCCCCTTCTCTTTTCGGAGAAATTTTAATCTTTTTACCAACCCTTCATTGTTTTCCATCATCTATACCCCCTAACAAAATGAGTATAGCAAAGAACCTATGCTCTGTAAAACAAAACTTGCGAATTTCGCTTGACATTATGCTATGTATAGGCTAAAATTCACTTGTAACCTATACATAGCATAATGAGTGAGGAGGTTCAAAGATGTTTATACCGAAAGTGAATGAGATTAAGCGCCGCCGCCTGGAGGCCGGGTACAACTGCCAGGAACTTTCCTTGCTGGCAGGGCTACCCAAAAACGCAATCTACCGCATCGAGCTGGATCAGTCCCGGTACACCTATCCCATCCGGGCCAGAGCCATCGCCAACGCCCTGCACTGCAAGGTTGAGGATATATTCACCATCACGGAAGGAGCATGAACATGAACGAGATGCAGGTATTCCAGAACAGCGAGTTCGGCGAGCTGGGTGTGCTGGAGATCGAGGGCAAGCCCTGGTTCCCTGCCACGGCGTGTGCCAAGATGCTGGGCTACGCTAACCCCTGGAAAGCAATCAATGATCACTGCAAAAAAGATGGCCTAACGAAATGTGAGGTCATCGACAACCTGGGCAGGACGCAGTCCGCGAAGTTCATCACGGAAGGCAACCTCTACCGTTTGATTGTCCACAGCAAGCTGCCCGGAGCCGAGCGGTTTGAGAAGTGGGTGTTTGATGAAGTCCTGCCCACGATTCGCCGGACGGGAGGATATGGGAACCAGAATGCCGTGATCGTAAAGCTGGCAGAGCAGATGACGCAGGTGGCCTCCGTTATGGCACAAGCCGCCGCAGCCATGACAGTGACAGCGGATAAATTGACCAGCTTGGTAGATCGCCTGAGTAGCAGCCCGACCCCTCCCGAGCGCAGGGCTGAGGAAGCCAAGGGCCTTTATTACGGCCCTGCGCGGTGTAAGCTGGAGACCTTCCCTGTTGAGATTGTGCGTCAGGTGGAGGGAATGATGGCGGAGATGCAGGAGCAGCAGAACCTGAATTTCAGCATGATTGCCCGGTTCTGCACCATCCATGGGCACACCATCAGCAGCCCGGCGGTGAAAACCTATTTTTTGAAGCATTTCAGCGAGGGGTAAAAAGCCGAAACCGCCAGATCCTGGCGGTCTGCAGGGAATGACCTCCCTGCACTGATGATGGCAGGTCAAGGCAGGTGATTAGAATGGCAATCGAACTGAGTACTGCGGAAGTAGCAAGCCTGAAAGGATGCAGCACCCAGTACATTCGGAGGCTGGCCAAAACAGAAGAACTAAAAGGGCACAAGTGCTTGAACGCTGACGGCTCACCTGGGTGGATGTTCCTTGTGGAGGAACTGCCTACAAGCCTGCAGGAGAAGTATTATAACCAGCTCCGCGCCAGCCTGCCGGAAAAGGCAAAGCCAAAGGCGGCCAAGCCGCTGGACACCTATTCCATTGATGAGCAGGAGGAAATCGCCTTCTGGCTCCGGCTGGTGAAGCAGTGGCAGGACTACCGGAACAAGCCGGGGGCCAACAAGACCGAGGTGGACGCGCGCTTCGTGCAGTGGTGCAAGCTGGAATACCCGGAGCGGGCCATATCCGTGGATACCCTATACCGCCGCTGGAACGCAATGCGGGCCAACGACCTGGACGGCCTGATCGACAAGCGGGGCAAGTGGAAGAAGGGCAAGAGCAGCATCCCGGATCCCATGTGGCAGGCATTCCTGTACTTCTTCCTGGATGAGCGGCAGCACCCCCTGAAAAAGTGCTATGAGTACACCAAGCTGGAGATGCAAACGAGCTTCCCGGAGCTGGTGGGGGATATGCCGAGCTACACGACCTTCTACCGCAGGGCGCAGGCCGACATCCCGGAGCCGCTGAAGGTGCTGGGCCGCGAGGGTGAGAAAGCCTTCCGCGACCGCTGCGCCCCGTATATCCGCCGCATCTATGATGAGATGCAGAGCAACGAGTGGTGGATCGCGGACAACCACACCTTCGACATCATCACCGAAGGCGAGAACGGCCAGCGCCACCGCTTGTATCTGACGGCCTTCTTCGATGCCCGGTCGGGCATCTTCACCGGATGCTTTGTCACCAACGCCCCCAGCAGCCAGTCAACCCTGATCGCGCTGCGGCGCGGCATTCTGAAATACGGCATCCCGGAGAACATCTATGTGGACAATGGCCGCGAGTTCCTGACCTACGATGTGGGCGGCCTGGGCCACCGGAAGAAGAAGCCGAAGGGCGGCCAGGAGCGGTTTGAGCCGCCCCCGGTATTCGAGCGGCTGGGCATCCACATGACAAACGCCATTGTGCGGAACGCAAAGGCGAAGATCATCGAGCGGCGCTTCCGGGATGTGAAAGACCACCTCTCCCGCCTGTTCGATACCTTTACCGGAGGCAATGTGCTGGAGAAGCCGGAGAGCCTGAAGTTTATCCTGAAGGACGGCAGGATCCCGCTGGACGCCACCCTGGTGGAAACGGTGGAGGAGCTGCTGGACTGGTACTTCAACCAGCAGCCCTACGGCGGCGCAGTGGCCAGAGACCACGGCAAGCCCCGCCAGCAGGTCTACAACGAAAACCTGCACACCAAACGGGTGGCCAGCGCCGAGGACTTAAACCTGATGCTGATGCGGAGCAGCCGGGCGCAGAAGGTCACGCGCCGGGGCGTACACCTGGACATCGCGGGCCAGCGCATCGACTACTGGAACGACGATCTGGTGTTCAACTACCTGGGCCAACAGGTCTATTACCGCTATGACCCGGACGATCTGAGCGAGGTGCGGGTGTACGACCTGCAAGACCGCTTCATCATGACTGTCCCCGCCGACAACACGGCGGTGCTGACCTACGGGGCCAGCAAGGAGGAGGTCAAGGAGGCCATGGCCAAGGTGCGGCGCATGGAGCGCATCACCAAGGAGGCCAAGAAGGTCAGCACCTTCCCGGCCTTCGGACGGCACACGGCGCTGGAGCTGGTCATGGAGGCCGCCCACGAGAGCAAGGCCGCACGGATCATCCCGCCCGCCGACCCGAAGGTGCTGGCGCTCCAGCGGCCTGACGAGGAGCCGCTGCTGAAGGCGGTGGCGGGCGGCCCGGATCTGGACACGATGAACCGAAACGCACTGAAACGAAATGGAGGAGCCGATCATGAGTAAAGAGTACAACAGCGCGCTGCAGGCGCGGGTGGAGCAATTCCTGAAGGAAAAGAACATCAGCCAGGCCAAGGCCGCCCCCCTCATGGGGATCAGCCAGACGGCGCTGAGCCAGTACCGGCGCAGTATGTACGACAACGGCGACATCTCCGCCCTGGAGAGCAAGCTGGAGGAGTTCTTCCGCACCCAGGAGGAGCAGGAGGCCAGCACGGAGAAGGCCCTCCCCTACCGCCCCACCCAAGACTACATTCCCACCTCCATTTCGGAGGATGTGTATAAGCTCATCCGCTACTGCCAGCTGGAGAAGGGCATGGTCATCATCCACGGGGACGCTGGCATCGGCAAGACCAAAGGGGCCGAGCGTTTTGTCCGGGAGAACCCCACGGCCAGCGTCTATATCCAGGCCACGCCCAGCACGGGAACCCTGGCAAACCTGCTGAAGGTACTGGCGCGGGCGCTGAAGGTGCCGGAAACCCGGAACAAGCTGGACTTGACGCTGGCCATCCGGGAGAAGCTGGAGGGCACCAACAAGGTCATCATCATCGATGAGGCCCAGCACCTGCAGCTACGCTCCCTGGAAGAGATCCGCACCTGGGCGGACGCCAACCCCATCACGGGGCAGCAGGGCGTGGGCATCGCACTGATCGGGAACACCGAGGTCTACACCAGGATGGTGGGCAAGCAGGAGGCGCGGTTCGCCCAGCTGTTCAGCCGGATCCGCATGAACCGCTATTACAGCACCCGAAAGGTCACCGAGCAGGATGTGGCGAAGCTGTTTCCCAAGCTGGCCGAGGAGGGCCGAAAGAAAGAGCTGACCTTCCTGCACGGCATCAGCCAGTCCAAGTGGGGCATCCGGGGCGCGGTGAATGTCTACAACAACGCGGTGAACAACGAGGACATCAGCTATGACGGGCTGTATGCCATGGCCCGCACCATGGGCATCGGCCTGGTATGAGGGGGGAGACGGGGATGAAAAAGGTCAATAAGCTGCTGCACCTGGTATTGGGCTTTTCCGCAGGGGTTCTCGCCGGGGCGTTTATCCGGCTGGGGTTTGAGATCATTGATGGCCGCCCGGCAGCCATCGGGGGCGAGGCGCTGATCCTGCCGCTGGTCATTCTTCTGGTGGGCTTCGGGTTCGCGCTTGGGAAAGAGGTCAAGGCGCAGGGACACTTCAGCAGGGTTTATGAAAAGGGGTACCGGAGGGGCTATCACAAGGGGCTGGAGGACGGGACGGTGGAGATCCACAGCCACATTGATGTGTACCACTTCCCGGAGGAATTTCAAGTCAGGAGTGAATGAACGCCTGGGGCTTCGGCCCCGGCCTTAATGCAGCTCCCCCATGGGGGAACGGTCACAAGCCCGTGGAAATGCAGAGTGAGGCATGACATTCAACATAGAGGGGTGGTGCAATGAGATACCCAAAGGGGCTGGTGAGGCGAGCGGATGAGATCCTCGCGGCCCGCCGCCAGACCGCCCAGGAGCGCCACAGGCGCATGATGGCGGCCCTGGATGAGCAGCACCCGGAGATCAGGGCCGTGGGACGGGAGCTGGCGCTGCTGTACGCACAGAGGGCGCGGCTGCAGCTCGACCCAGTCCAGGACACCGGCGAGGTTGAAGCAGCCATCCACGAGGCCCAGGCGCGCCGGGCGGCGGCGATAGCCGCAGCCGGTCTGACGGAGGCTGATCTGGAGCCAGCCTATACCTGCCCGCTCTGCGGAGACCGGGGCGTGAAGGAGGGCGGCCAGATGTGCGAGTGCCGCCAGGTCATCCTGAACCAGCTGGTGTACGAGCAGCTGTGCGATGTGTCCCCGGCGCGGGAATGCAGCTTTGCGAACTTCGAGCTGCGCTACTACGGCGGGCGGGATCGGGCGGCCATGGGGAAGGTGCTGGAGAGCAGCCAGCGGTATGTCCGGGAGTTTGGCGGCCAGAGCCAGAGCCTGCTGTTCACAGGCGCGCCGGGCCTGGGAAAGACCCACCTCTCCCTGGCCATCGCCGAAGGGGTGGCCAAGGCGGGGCACCTGGTCATGTATGTGTCCGCTCCGCACCTGATGGATCAGCTGGAGCTGGGGAAGTTCCAGAAGGACGATGCGGCGCTGGAGTTCCGGGAGGTCATCTTCGGGTGCGACCTGCTGGTGATCGATGACCTGGGCACCGAGCTGGTGACCCGGTACACACAGGCGGAGGTCTACGACCTGGTCAACCACCGGCTGAACACCGGGAAGCCCACCATCATCAACACCAACCTGGGCCTGCAGGAGATCGAGCGGACATACAGCAGCCGGGTGCATTCCCGCCTGGCGGGGATGTACGCGGTGGTGCAGTTCAGGGGCAGGGACATCCGGCTCCAGAAAAAACAGGAGGGCTGACGATGAAGGAAAAAAGCATTCTCGCACAGAACATCCGAACACTCCGCAAGAAAAGGGGCTGGACGCAGGAGCAGCTGGCGCAAGAAACAAGACTTCCATTGCGTTCAATCATCAATTACGAAAACGAGCGTCGAGACCCATGTGGGACTGCCTTGGTCGCTCTGGAGCAGGTGTTCGGGGTGAGCGGGGCGCAGCTGTACGGGCTGGAGCCGCTGCCCCATCCAGAGGCCACGGAGCCGCAGATCCAGACACACGAAACCTTGATCCCCCTCCTGCAGGATCCGACACGCTATATCATCGGCATGGATGGCGGCAGTAAAAGTGGCGATTTTCCCAGTTTTGCTATCCGCTGCTCGGAGTGCGGCCAGTTTATTTACCAAGGTACCATCGCTCCCGGAGCCGAGGCCACGGTGGAGATCCCGCAGAGCTGCCCGCGCTGCAGCGTGACGGGAGGGTGTGGTGATGAATAACTCCATGAAGCGCAAACGGGCCTACACAGGCCGGTTCTGCACCATCTTCTACTGCGACAAGGTGCAGGCAAGCCGCTGCTGCGCCGACTGCGACAGGCGGTGCGCCAACGCCTGCCAAAACCACCCATCGCGGTGCGGGCTGGAGGACAAGGCCCGCAGGAGAAGGAGGGAAAGAAAGTGCTGACCATCACGATCCAGGTGAATGCGCCGTCCGGTCAGGCCATCGGCATCAAGGAGGACATCGCCGCCTATCTGGAGAAGTTCGGCGACGCCAGGGTGGTGTCCGTCGTGGAGAAGCTGCCGGAGCAGCTGCGGATGGACAGCCCGCCGCAGCGCGGCGCTGGCCCCGCCGAGCGCACCCGGCAGGCGGTCTACGCAACCGGGAACAGGTGGGCCATCGAGAACTTTGAGGCCACGCACAGCTGAATGGGAGGTGATCCACGATGACGAAAGAGGAATGGAAGCAGGCGGAGGAGGCCCTGACCCACTTCTTCCATCCGGTGGAGCTGAAGGTGGACGGATACGACATCACCTTGATTTTGGAGCGGGTGAGCGTGTATCAAAACAAGATCATGGTCTATATCGGCGGCGAGTTCCGGGGCCAGTGGATGGCAGAGGACTGTGATGAGCGCCGCCGCTTCCTGCAGGAGCGGAAGCACAGCATCCTCTCCGGCAAACAGATGGCCGAGTTTGAACGGTTACCGAAGCGGAGGCAGAAGGAGCTGCGCGAGAAGTACCCCATGCAATATTCCTGCTTCACCCCGCAGTGGTCATCCTTCCGGGCGCTGAAGAAACACTTCTGCGCCAACAACCAGAGCATCGAACTGGTCAAGGTATGAGCAGGGGGCTTCGGCCCCCGGCCCTAATGCAGCTCCCCCATGGGGGAACGGTCACAAGCCCGTGGAAATGCAGAGTGAGGCATTACAAGAACAGAAGGAGGTTGAGCTAATGCGAAACGCATCGAAGCGCATGGGGAAAAAGGGCACCCTGACCATCCCGCAGCACCTTCGGCACGAGCTGGGGCTGCAGGGCGGCACCGCCGTGGATCTGACCCCTACGGGGGACGGCGGGCTGGTGATCGAGAAGCACCGCCCCACCTGCAATATCTGCCAGGGCACCTATGAGGTGGTGACCTTCCGGGGCTTCCAGATCTGCCGGGAGTGCTTCCTGGGCATCCGGGAGGAGGTCGAGAAACTTGGCTGACACACTGCTGGAGCTGCAAGCCAAGAAGGAAGAGCGGGCCGACCAGGTACGGCGCTATGTGGACGAGTACGCGGCCCTGGCGCTGGAGGCTGACCGCATCAAGCAGCGGATGGACTGGCTGAAGGGCCAGTTTGAAACCATGGCCACAGCCGCGCTGAAGGACACCAAGCTGCTGTCCATCAGCTATTGGGGGAGCCAAAACAGCCGGGTGACGGTGACGAACACGGCCACGGTGAAGCCCATCTCCCTGACCATGGTGAAGAAGGTGCTGGGCGAGGTGGCCGGGGACTTTGTGAAGTCCGAAACCGTGGACAAGATGACGGAACCCTGCAAGCGGCTGCTGGCCATGGTCTGCCAGGGCAACTTCACGATGGGCAGCCTGGAGGAGACCATCCGGGCCATCACCGGCGACGCCAAGATCCAGGCGACCCTGCGGAAGAAGCTGAAGGGGCGCTATGAGAAGGACAAGGCGCTGCTGGAGAAGGTGGCGGGGCTGCCGGAGCAGGAGGCCAGCGACTGGGCGTTTCTGGCCGCCGAGGTCATCAACTGGGAATGGCTGGCGCAGGTTCTGGAGGCCGCAGGCTGGGAGGGCACCACCCAGGAGGCCATTGACATCATCCGCGCCGCCGTGATCGTGGAGGAAGGCATGAAGGTCGGCGTGGAGGCCGAGCAGCCGGAAGTGTAACAGAAAGGAGGGGCGGGCATGGCAGCCATCAACGCCCAGCAGATCAGGAAGATCTATGCCATCGGGAATGCCCTGGGCATTGTGGAGCGCGGGAACGAGGACGATGACCTACACGCGCTGGTGTCCGCCCTGACCGGGAAGGACTCGGTGAAGTCCCTGACCTATGCGGAGGCCCAGGCGGTGATCACCGACCTGCAGAAGCGCCAGGGCGCGGCCCCGCTGCCCCGGCACAAGCCCAAGACCCACCCGGAGCGCCCAGGCGGGGCCACGGACGGCCAGCAGCGAAAGGTGTGGGCGCTCATGTATCAGCTGGCCAAGGCGGATAAGGAGCCGAGCACGGCCTCCCTGGGGGAGCGGCTGTGCGGCATCATCCGCAAGGAGCTGAAGGTGGACTCCACCCCCCAGCAGCCCTTTATCTGGCTGGACTTCCGGGCCTGCAACAAGCTGATCGAGGTGCTGAAGGGGTATGTGAACAACGCAAAGCGAGGTGGTGGGCACGGATGAGCGCGCTGGATCGGGTGCAGATGTCCGACCTGGATGAGGAACAGCAGCAGGTCGCTGAGCTGATCGGCCTGGACAACTACAAGCGGCTGGTGTCTGTGTTCGGGGGCCTGTCCATCTACATCCCCAAGGCGGACGCCTGGGAGCGGATGGCCCGCGATGAGCAGATCCGCGAGGAGTTCGACGGATACAACTTCAAGGAGCTGGCCGGAAGGTACGGATTGACAGAAGTGCGGATCAGGAGTATTGTATCAGATAAGATGCGGGAGTTCCGCGCCCGGCCCATGGATGGGCAGCAATCCCTCTTTTAACTAATTTCATAAAGGGCTTTATTTTCCCGCTTCGCAAATAGAAGGTACAATCGGTGTAAATCCGATGTACCTTCTATTTTTTTGCGCGGAGGTTTTTGTTATGACATTTGACGCTGGAACCTGGTGGCTGGCCGTGCTGCTGCTTGGCTTTGTAACCGCCGGGCTGGTATATCTGCTGAAGCGTTCCCTATTTGGACGCATCGACAAGCTGGACGAGTCGATGAAAGAAATCAGCGAAAACAGCGTGAAGAAGTCCGACTACGAGAGTACGGTTCAATCCCTGCAGGCAGACATCAAGCAGATCCGCGCTGACTACACCCCCCGCGCCGAGCACCGGAAGGATCTGGACGAGTGCCGGGGTGATATTAAGCAGATCAAGGCGGACTACATCACCAAGGAGGACTTCTTCCGGGAGCAGGCCAAGACTGACCGGAAGCTCGACCGGATCATGGATATATTGCTGGAAATGAAAGGGGATAAGAAGAGTGAGTAATCTTGAAAAGCGCGCCCTGCGGGCGGGCAGCTTTGTTCATAACAACGGCAAGGTGCTGCGCACCGTGAACATCCTCCGGCTGAAGTACAACAAGCTGACAGGCGTGCAGAGCGTCCTGGAGGATGACGGCATCGCCGAGGATGAGTTTCTGGACAGTGTAAACTTCCTGGCCGAAGAGGGCTACATCCACCTGCGGCGCATCTCCAACAAAGAACCGGCAGCCCTGGCCGACACGGACTACACGGCGCTGGAGGCCAAGCTGACGGGCAAGGGTATCCGGCTGCTGGCTGGGGGCATTGAGGATGATATGATCGAGGTGTAAAGGATGGGTAAGAAAGCGGGCAACCGAAAGCACAGTAAAATAGACGCTCTCGACCCCGCCCTGCGGGAGACAGTGGAGCAGATGCTCCTGTCCGGCAGCACCTATTCCGAAATCGTAGACTTCCTTGGGGCAAACGGGGTGGGCATCTCCGTTGCCAGCGTCTGCCGATATGCCAGAGCGTATCAGGCCGAGGTGCAGATGTTGAACATGGCTCAGGAGAACTTCCGGCGCATGATGGATGAGCTGGATAAGTACCCCGACCTGGATACCACGGAGGCCATTATTCGGCTGACCAGCCAGAACCTACTCAACGCCCTGGCCAACACCTCAGAGGAGGACTGGCAGGGGGTGAGCATCGACAAGATGCTGCGGGAGGCCAATGCGCTGGTGCGTGCGGCGGCCTACAAGAAACGGGTGGAAATCCAGAACCAGGACACCACCGAGGCGGGCCTGGATGCGGTCAAGTCCCTGGTGTGGCAGGCAATGGCCAAGGAGCGGCCTGACCTTTACCGGCAGGTCAATGAGTTCCTAAATAGTAAGAGACAGGACGGACTGGAAGCGAGGTGAGGACATGGTAAGATGGTATGTTTTGCAGGTAACGACCGGACAGGAAACCGGGGTGCGCGACGCACTGCAGACCTTGGGGATCCGTGCAGCGGTTCCCCGTGAGGAACGGGCGATCCGCAGCGGCGGTGGATGGACAACGAAGGTCTACACGCTGCTGCCTGGTTATGTATTCCTGGCGCTGGAGTACAGCGCGGAGAACTACTACCGGGTGAAGGCAATCCCCCATGTGCTCCGATTCCTCGGCTCTAACGGACTGTCCCCGTCCTACCTGACCCACTTGGAGGTGGAGTGGCTGCGGCTGCTGGACAACGGCGGAGAGCCGCTGAAACCCTCCAGGGTGGAGGAACTTCCGGAGGACGGTATTCGGATCGTGGAAGGTGTGCTGCGGCACTTCCCTGTCAGACGCATCGACTTCGACAAGCGCGCCCGCCGCGCCAAGGTGGAGATCAGTCTATGTGGGGAGTCAAAGACAATCACCCTCTCCACGGAAGGCGGCGAGGACGAGAGTTCTTAAACGGCGTTTACAAGAAGCCGGACAAAGCAGGCGGTTGATTCGTCCCGCCTGGGGAGACTGGTGGAAATATCGGGCAAAAGAACCGGGCTGAACAACAGGCTGGGTGGCGAAGCACACCCCTCCGCCCCCTGTTTTTCACCCCCGGTTCTTTCTATTGCTCGGAATACCGTTTAAGCCGCGCACAAACCCCTTTAAATTCGCCGCACCGGGCGGGCGGAGGTAATTCCCCCAACGGCCCTGAAAGGCCGCTGTGGGGCGCTTACGCCCCTCTGTTGAAAGCGAGAGGAGGACGGGCCATTTTGAATGAGCGAAAAAGGCAGAGCATTAACGCCCTGGCGGGAGCCATCGCCGAGGCAGAGAGCAAATTATACAACGAGGACAGCACGGACTTAAACGGTCTGCGCGCCCTCTTAAATGGTTTCTTAAATAAGGATGACTCCCCGGAGCGCGTCCGGCTTCGGAGAGAGTTTGCGGCGGGACATCCCACGACGGGGCCAGAGGGCCTGCGTAGAAAGCTGGGAGCCATCGACATGGAATTCTTCGGACGGGCCTACTTCCCTCATTACTTCAGCCGCCCCTCCCCGGAGTTTCACCGGGAACTGGATGCAATCTGGCAGCAGGGCGTGCTGAAGGGGCGCTATCCACTGACGGCAGCGGACACCAAGACGATCAGCCGTCTGCCGGGGGTGCGCCGGGCAGTGGCGGCCCCCCGTGGCCACGCTAAGTCCACCAACCTGACCTTCAAGGGGACGATGCACTCCACCTTGTATGGCTACAAGCATTATCCCATCATCATCTCGGACAGCTCCGAGCAGGCCGAGGGCTTCCTGGATAACATCCGGGTGGAGTTCGAGGAGAACACCGCGATCCTGGAGGACTTTGGGCCGCTGGCGGGCAGCGTGTGGCGCAGCAATGTACTGGTGACCAAGACCAACATCAAAATCGAGGCCATCGGCAGCGGCAAGAAGATCCGTGGCCGGAAGCATCGGAACTGGAGGCCCGACCTGATCATCCTGGACGATGTGGAGAATGATGAGAATGTGCGCACACCGGAGCAACGCAAGAAGCTGAAGGATTGGTTTGATAAGGCGGTGAGCAAGTGCGGAGACGATTATACCGACATCGTTTATATCGGCACCCTGCTGCACTATGACAGCCTGCTGGCCAAGACGCTGGCCAACCCAGCCTACCGCTCTATTAAATACAAGGCGGTGATCCGCTTTTCCCAGGCAGACGATCTGTGGCAGCAGTGGGAAACCATCTTCACCGACTTGTCCAACGATGACCGGGAGGCCGACGCGCTGGCCTTCTTCCAGGCGCACAAGACTGCCATGCTGGAGGGCACCCAGGTGCTGTGGGAGGAGAAGCTGTCCTACTATGACCTGATGGTGATGCGTGTGTCGGAAGGCGAGGCTTCGTTCAATTCTGAAGAGCAGAACGAGCCGATCAACCCGGATGACTGCCTGTTCATGGAGGAGTGGTTCGACTACTACAACGAAGCCGAGGTCAACTTCGGCGATCCCGCCTTTGACTTCTTCGGATTCATCGACCCATCGCTGGGCAAGACCAAACGCAGCGACTTCTCCGCCATCGTCACCCTGGCCAAGCACAAGGGCAGCGGATATATGTATGTGGTGGATGCGGACATTGAGCGGCGGCACCCTGACCGAATCATCGCAGATGTGCTGGCCAAAGAGCGGTGGCTCCGGGCCAGCTTCGGGCACGGCTACCGAAAGCTGGGCGCGGAAACAAACCAGTTCCAGTGGTTCCTGAAGGAGGAGCTGGCCAAGGCCAGCGCCAAGGCCGGGCTTTACCTCCCAATTGAGGAGGTGCAGCAGACCAGCGATAAGGTTATGCGTGTCCAGACGCTGCAGCCGGATGTGAAAAACAAGTATATCAAGTTTAACCGACGCCACAAGCGGCTACTGGAGCAGCTGACGCAGTTCCCCATGGGTGCGCACGATGACGGCCCGGACGCACTGGAGGGCGCGCGCTCCATCGCAAAGAAAGTGAAGCGGTTCCGCATTCTGGATCGGGCCGAATTTGGAATTTAAGGAGGTGGGCAGCTTTGCCGGTTATTTTTATGGAACGCTCCCTGCTGGACAATCTGACCGAGGCAGACATCAAGGAGATTATCGACGAAAACGAGGGCCACACCAAGTATGCCAGGCTGGAGGGGTATTATGAGGGCGACCACGACATCCTCCGGCACACGAAGAAGGATAGCACCGCCCCCAACAACCGTCTGGTCAACAACATGGCGAAGTATATCACCGACACCGCCACAGGTTACTTCATCGGCAAGCCGGTGGTCTACAGCTCCCAAAATGACGCATATCTGGAGGCGCTGCAGGACATCTTCGACTACAACGATGAGCAGGACGAGAACATGGAGCTGGCCAAGGGTGCCAGCATCAACGGGGACTGCTTCGAGATGCTCTACATGGATGAGGATGCGCAGATCCGTTTCACCAAGGTGCCGCCTGACGGCTGCATTTATATCTGCGAGACAGGGTACAACACGCCCATGGCGGCCATCCGCATCGTGTACTCCAAGGACAAGGACAAGAACATCATCAAAAAGGTGGAGTTCTGGACGGCCCAGGACTGCTGGTATTTCCGCAGCATCAACGGCGGGGCGCTGGAGCTGCTGGACATCCGGGAGCATTACTGGGGGGATGTGCCCTTCGTGGAGTACATCAATAACGAGGAGCGCCTGGGGGACTTTGAGGGTGTGATCACGCTTATCGACGCATACAACCGGGTGGAGAGCAACACGGCGAACTTCTTCCAGTACAATGATGAGGCACTGCTCAAGGTGCTGAAGATGGGAGCCGTGACCTCCCAGGACATCGCGGAGATGAAGGAAAAGGGCGCTATCATCCTGGAGGATGGCGGCGACATTCAGTGGCTCATCAAAGAGGTGAGCGACACGGCCCTGGAGAACTATAAGAAGCGGCTGCGGGAGGATATGCACATCTTCTCGGCAGTACCCAATCTGACGGACGCGAACTTCGGCGGCAATCTGTCCGGCGTGGCGGTGTCGTATAAGCTGTGGGGGCTGGAACAGATCTGCGCCATTAAGGAGCGGAAGTTCAAGCGCGGCCTGCAGCGCCGCATCGAGCTGATCACCCACATTCTGAACATCCAGGGCGGCCAGTTTGACTACCGGGACATCGACATCCAATTCCGGCGCAACAAGCCGCAGAATGTGCTGGAGATCGCGCAGATCATCACCATGCTGTCCGGGGAGCTGTCCCGCGAAACTCGCCTGCAGATGCTGCCCACCATCGACAATGTGCAAGATGAGCTGCAGAAGCTGGAGGATGAGAAGCAGCAGGAGGTCAACAGCTTTGGGCAGTACAACGCCCTCGCCCAGGCGCTGGCACAGGCTAAGGCCCAGCCGGAGGAGGCGGAGGCTTCCCCGGAAGATGAGCCGGAGGAAAAGGCTGGTGAGGGCACATGAGTTACTGGACGCGCAACGAGTGGATCGAGGACGCCAAGGATCGTGTGCTGCGAAACACCAAACGGGCGGACGATTACGCCAGGGAGCTGATCTTCCTCTATGACGAGGCGGCTTTCAACATTGAGAAGGAGATTGAGGCGCTGTTCGCCCGCTTTGCCAAGGACAACGGGCTGACCGAGGAGGCGGCCCGGCAGCTCCTGGAGGGCAAGGAATACAGCGTATGGCGCAAGTCCATCGAGGAGTATATCGCTGAGGCATCCGGCGCGGCCAAGGACAGCAAGGCCCTGCTGGAGCTGAACACCCTGGCCATGAAGAGCCGGATCACCCGCAAGGAGCAGCTGCTGGCCAATGTGTACCAGAACATGATTGACCTGGCCGAGGACAGCACCACCAAGCTGGACACCCTGCTGGGCGATATGCTGCAGGTCAACTACTACGAGAGCTGCTTCTCCATCCAGCGTGGGATCGGGCTGGGTTTCCATGTAGCGAAGATCGATGAGAAGCTGATCCAGCGGGTATTGTCCTTCCCCTGGAGCGAGAAGCACTATTCCGAGGCCGTGTGGGGTGCATGCGATCACCTTTCGGCGCTGGCCAAGCGGGAGATCACCATGGGCTTTATTCAGGGCAGCAGCGTCCAGAAGATGGCTAAGGCCATCAACGATGTGATGGACAAGGGGCGCTACAACGCCGAGCGTCTGGTGCGGACGGAGTGCAAATACTTCGCCAACCAGGGCGAAGTGATGGGCTACAAGGAAACCGGCATCGAGGAATACCAGTTTCTTGGCGGCACCGAACATTCTGGCAGCTGCACCTGCAGCGAGTTGAATGGACGGGTGTTCCGAGTGGATGAAGCGGAGCCGGGCGTGAACCTGCCGCCCATCCACCCCAACTGTCTGTGTATCATCCGGGCGTATTTCAAGAAGAGCGTCTTTGCCAAACGCGAGGGCAATCCTCTGGATGGCAATATCAAATTTGAGGAATGGAAGAAAAAATATGCTTCCTGAACGCGGGCGCGGCCCGCCTGTAAACCAGGTAAAAATGCCTTTTGAGGGGCGTTTTTATATTCTACTTTTACACGACTACACAAGGAGGAATTGACGATGGCAGAAACCACGACCACCACCGGCACCGCCCCTGCCGCAGGCGGCGAGGGGCAGACCCCCCAGCAGACCAATCAGCAGCCCACAACGCCCACCGCAGAGCAGCGCACGGCCTTCCAGAAGTTTTGGGACTCCCTCTTCGGAGGCAAGGAGGAACCGGCCCCCGGCTCCGGCGAGGGCACCAAGAAGGACGGCGACCCTGCCCCCAAGGAGGGCGAGGGCACCAAGCAGGAACCCCAGGGTGGCAAGAGCTATTCCGAGGCCGATGTGGAGGCCAAGATCGCGGAGGCCAAGGCCGCATGGGAGGCTGAACAGCAGGAGAAGCAGCGGCTGGCCAAGCTGTCCCCGGAGGAGCGGGCCAAGGCCGAGGGCGAGGCCCAGGCGCAGGAGCTGACCAAGCTGCGCACGGAGCTGCTGCAGCGCGACCTGAAGGACGCGGCGGTGAAGAAGCTGACCGATGAGGGCTTCCCCGTGGGGCTGGCCGACCTGCTGACCTACACGGACAAGGAGAGCATGGAAAAGAGCCTGCAGCAGACCCAGGAGGTATTCAAGAGCGCGCTGGAGGCCGCCGTGAAGGAGCGCCTGCGGGGAAAGACCCCGGAGGGGCTTGGCGGCGGGGCCAAGGCGGAGAACACCGTGAAAGACCAGATCGCGCAGGGCATCAGAGGAGGCATGATGTAATATGGCCAATGTATTTGAATATGCGAGCGTATTCCAGAGCGAGCTGGACAAGGCCGCCGTTGAGCAGGCCACTTCCGGCTGGATGGAACTGAACGACAAACTGGTGCGCTACAACGGCGGCGCGGAGGTGAAGATCCCCAGCATGGACATGGACGGCCTGGCCGACTATGACCGCGACAAGGGCTTTGTGGAGGGTTCGGTCAACCTGAAGTGGGAGACCAAGGAGATGACCCAGGACAGAGGCCGCCAGTTCACCTTCGATGAGAACGAGGTCAACGAGACCAACTTCGTGGTGACCGCAGCCCAGGTCATGGGCGAGTTCCAGCGCACCAAGGTGATCCCGGAGATCGACGCATACCGCTACAGCAAGATCGCCAGCCTGTGTATCGCCAAGGAGCGGGCGGGCTATGAGTACACCCCCACGGAGAGCGACATCCTGAAGAAGCTCTACTATGACATCGCGGCGGTGCAGGATGTGGTGGGCGATGAGACCCCGCTGGTGATCACGATGGCCCGCCCCGTGGCCGCCATCCTGGATATGTCCAGTACTCTGTCCAAGAGCCTGAGCGTGATGGACTTCAAGCAGGGCGATGTCACGGTGAAGGTGAAGAGCCTGAACGGTGAGTTTCCCATCATCCGTGTGGGCAGCGGGCGGATGAAAACCAGCTACCAGTTCTATGACGGTACCACTTCGACCCAGGAGAAGGGCGGCTTTGTGGCTGCGGATGATGCCCAGGACATCAACTGGATTATCTGCCCCCGTACTTCACCCATCGCCGTGTCCCGCACGGACAAGGTTCGGATCTTCGATCCGGAAACCTATCAGAAGAAGCGGGCCTGGGCGACGGACTACCGCAAGTACCATGACCTGTGGGTGCCGGACAACAAGCTGACGGCCATGTGGGTGAACATCAAGCAGGCCAAGGCCGGCGTTGGCGGCTAAGAGGAGGGCTTATCATGATTACTCTGAAGAGACTGAATGAAGTCCGGCAGGTGGCCAGCGAGGAGCGGGCCGCCAAGCTGGAGAAGAAAGGCTTCACCCGGATCTGCGGCTCCGCCGAGGCGAAGGGCCGTCCGGTGACGGAGGCCGATCTGGAGAAACTGGGCGACGCCCTGCTTGACCGTCTGAAGGCGGAGAGCAAGGGCGGTACGAAGAAGGGCGGCAAGGCCAAGGAGGAGCCGGATGGATCAGGAACTGGTGAGCCGGATAGCGGCAACGGCGAAAAGTGACCTGCAGCTGCCGGATGAGCAGCTGCCCACCATCGAGCGGTATGTGAAGCGGGCCATCAGCCGCATCCTGGTATTCTGCGGACGGGAGGACTTCCCTCCCCCGCTGGAGGATGTGGCGGCGCAGATTGTGGAGGATATGCTCCGGGCCGACCAAGTGGCCCCATCGGAGAACGATGTGGCCAGCGTTACGCGGGGCGACACCAGCATCAGCTACCGGGACAAGGCCAACAGCCTGAAGGAGACGGTGGCTTTTGTGAAGAACTATGAGAGCCAGCTCATCCCCTTCAAGCGGATGAAGCTGCCGAAGGACTGCCCCCCATGACGGAAGCCGACATCCTGGCGCTGACCTACCAGGACAGCTGCTGGGTGTACCGTCCGCAGAAAACTACCCTGCCCTCCGGGGAGAGCGTGTTCCAGAAGGGGCTGGACGGCAGGCAGGTATATGAGAATATACCCTGCGCCCTCTCCAGCCCCTCCGGGGGCAAGCTGGGGAAAAAGGAACCCACCGCCAGCATTGACACCGACTTCCTGCTCTTTGTCCGCCCGGAGGTGGAGATCGAGCCTGGGGACACGGTGAAGGTGATCCGGCTGGGCCGGGAGTACCTGACGGAGGCCGGGCTTGCGGATCGGCAGCCCTCCCACAACAATGTGCCGCTGAAGCTGGCGAAGGCGAAAGCATGAGCCGGACAGAATACCGCTTCGATGGCCTCGACGCGCTGGAGCAGCAGCTCTCCCGCATGATCGAGGAGGAATATCCCGCTGAGTTTCGGGCGATGGTCATTCAGATCGCCCGTGAGTTGCAAGGCAAGGTCAAGGAAAAGACCCCGCACAAGACGGGCCGCCTTCAGGACAGTTGGAAGGTCGGCCCGATTGTCAAGAAGGGGGACACCTATTATATCGAGGTCTACACCAATGTGGAGTACGCGGAGCCAGTGGAGTATGGGCACCGGACGCGGGGCGGGCGCAGCTTTGTGCCGGGCAAGCACATGATGGAGCTGTCCCTGGAGGAGCTGAACCAGGCCCTGCCCGGTTTCCTGCGGGAATGGCTCAGCGACTTCATCAGCACCCATGACCTGTGAGGAGGGAGAGCATGGCCACCACCATTTACGAGGCCATCCGCAGCAGCCTGATCGCCCTGCTGAAGGGGTGCTGGCCCGCCTTCGATGTGTTTGGCGAGGGGATCGACAAGACGCAGGAGGCAGGCCGGGCAGAGCTGGAGGATTATATCTATCTGGACATCATCCCCTCCGGCAACCAGCCCGCAGGCCGGGGCTACACAGACCGCAGCATCCTGGTGGACGCCGCGATCCACACCAAGGGCGAGAGCAATCTGGAGTACCTGCAGATCAGCCAGGAGCTGGACGATCTGCTGCGCCCGGTATTCCGCTTTACCGACAAAGGCGAGGCCAGGGCGGTGACCATTCCCGACCTGGCCTTCAATATTGTGGACAAGGTACTCCACGCCACCTTCACGCTGGCCTTCCGCGACAGCATTGAGGAGCCGGAGGCCCCGCCGCTCATGGCGGAGCTGGAGTCCAACATCCGAACCAACCGAAAGGAGTGATTTTATGGGCTTGCCCGAAATCATCATTGAATTTAAGACCAAGGGCGTGACCGCCATCAAGCGCAGCGCACGGGGCATCGTGGCCATCGTTCTGAAAGACGACACCGAAGAGGGCCAGGCGCTGAACATCTACAAGAGTGTGCTGGATGTGGATCCCACCCACTTCACGGCGCGCAACTATGAGTACCTGAAGCTGGTCTATGAGGGTTCCCCCTCCAAGACCATCGTGCTGAAGGTGGCCACCACGGAAGAGAACCTGAACCCGCAGCTGAAGCAGCTGAACGACCTGAAGTGGAATTACCTGGTCATCCCTGGGATCACCGAGGATGAAAAGACCACGGTGGCCGCCTGGATCAAGGAGGCGCGAGACGATCACCACAAGACCTTCAAGGCGGTGCTGCCCAACTGCAAGGGCGACCACGAGGGCATCATCAACCTGACCACGGACAAAATCACCAGTACCCTCGGCACCACGGCCTTCAGCACGGCGGAGTATTGCTGCCGCATCGCTGGTGTGCTGGCGGGGCTGTCCCTGGCCCGGAGCTGCACCTACTTTGAGCTGTCCGACATCACCGCCGCCGAAGTACCGGAGGATGCGGATGAGCGCATCGACAACGGGGAGCTGGTCATCGTCTTTGACGGGGAGAAGTACAAGATCGGGCGCGGCGTGAACAGCCTGACCTCCTTCACCCCGGAGCATGGCCAGGACTTCTCGAAGATCAAGATCATCGAGGGCGTTGACCTGTACCAGGATGACATCCGGGAAACCTTTGAGTCCTCCTATGTGGGAAAGGTCATCAACGACTACGACAACAAGCAGGCGTTTGTGGCCGCGATCCTGGCCTATCACCGGGAGCTGGAGGGCAATGTTCTGGACAGAACCTTTGACAATACCGCCGCCATCGATGTGGAGGCCCAGGAGACCTATCTGCAGAGCCAGGGCACCGACACCTCCGAGATGGATGAAACCGCCCTGGCCCAGGCGAATACCGGCTCCAAGGTCTTTATCGCCAGCAATGTCAAGTTTGTGGACGCGATGGAAGATCTGAAGCTGACCTGCAATATGTAAGGAGGGCAGAAGCATGAGCAAATTGAGAGGCAACCGTACCCTGACGGGCACCTGGGGCGAGATTTGGGTGGACGGCGAGCTGATCGCCGAGCTGTCCAAGATTGAGGTCAAGGTAAGCGCCAACCGTGAGGATGTGCAGCTGGACATTGATGTGGACAGCAAGATGACCGGCATCAAGGGTGAGTTCACTCTGACCATCAAGAAGGCGTACACCCGCTACAACAAGGTGCTGGAGAGCTGGAAGAAGGGTGTTGACCTTCGCAGCCAGATCATCACCAAGCTGGCCGACCCGGACGCCACCAACGGGCAGCAGGAGCGTTACAGCATCGACAACTGCTGGTATAACGACCTGCCCCTGGTCACCTACGAGAAGGGTGGCCTGATCGAGGAGGAAGCCACTGGCGGCTTCACCCCGTCCGACATGGTCAACCTGGACGCTATTTCCGCATAAGAGGAGGAACCGAACATGGACACTGAGAAGAAAAAGACCCTGGCTGACTTTTCCCGCCGCGCCCTGCAGCGACTGAAGGACAAGAAGATCCCCAAGCGGCAGACCCTGCACATCCCCAGCATGGATATGGAACTGACGATCCGCAGCCTGGACTATGGGGAGATCATGGAGTGTATGACGCTGGAGGACAACGGCGACATCAAGCGCAGTGACAAATACAGCATCTACTTGGCTGCTGTGGAGCCAAACCTGCGGGATGTGGCCAGGGAGATCATGGGACAGGAAGCTGAGCTGCCCCCGGAGGAACGGGAGCTGAAGGAGCCGCTGGACATCGTGAATATGTTTGACCTGTCTGAGATCACGCAGATCTCCACGGCCATCATGGAGCTGTCCGGCGCAATGAACGGCAAGGTGACCGTTGTTGAAGATCTAAAAAAGTAATTGCCCAGGACGGCGATGCATACCTGCTCCACTACTACATCCAGAAGGGATGGAAGGCAGAGGAGTTTTTAAATCTGGATCTTGAGTCCAGATTTTTTTATCAGGCATCTATGCTGGTCGCCTTGGATGAACGGGCAAAAATGTTCTCGCTTGAATAGGAGGTGAGCCGCCGATGGGCGCGGTCAAAGGCGCAATTTCCATTAAAGATAATATGTCGGCGGTGCTCCGCAGCATCAAGCAGGAGCAGAGTGCCTTCCGGCGTGATGTGCAGCGGACACGCCGGGAACTGGAGTCCACCTGGGATCAGAGACGCACAGCCAGGCTTGACGCTACAGCGGCAAACCGGACTGCGCAGCAGCTGCGGCAGCGACTTGAGCCGCTGCGTCAGAAAATCGTCACCGCCATGGCCATCAAGGATATGGCCAGCGACAAGGTCAAGGCGGTGGGTAATAAGGTCAAGGCGGTTGGAAAGATGATCGCCACGCCGGTGGTCAAGCTGAAGGACGGCGTGACCGCCGGGCTGTCTAAGATCAAGGGCCAGCTGACAAGCTTGGCAAAGACGGTGGCCATCCCGGTGACGCTGGCGGCCACGGTGGTTGTAGGCGGTGCCATCAACCAGGGGGCTGCGCTGGAACAGAGCATCGGCGGCGTGGAGACCCTGTTCAAGGAAGATGCCAGTGTGGTAAAGGCCAATGCGGACGCAGCATTCCGCACAGCTGGCCTCTCCGCCAACGCCTATATGGAGCAGGTGACCAGCTTCTCTGCTTCGCTGATCAGCAGCCTGAGCGGTGACACCGCAAAGGCGGCCACCGTCGCGGACATGGCCCTGATCGATATGGCGGACAACGCCAACAAGTTCGGCACCGATATGGAGTCCATCCAGAACGCTTACCAGGGTTTCGCTAAGCAGAACTATACCATGCTGGACAACCTGAAGTTGGGGTACGGCGGAACCAAGGAAGAGATGCAGCGGCTCCTGTCGGATGCACAGAAGCTCACCGGCACTAAGTACGACATCGACAATCTGGCCGATGTGTATAACGCCATCCACGCCATCCAGGAAAACCTGGGCGTGACGGGGACAACGGCTAAAGAGGCCAGCTCAACCTTCAGCGGCTCTTTCTCTGCAATGAAGGCCGCCGCACAGAACTTGCTGGGGAATATGGCCATCGGCGGGGATGTGACCGGCTCCATGAAGGAGCTGGTCTCCACCGCCTCCACCTTCCTGCTGGACAACGCCATCCCCATGGTGGGCCGTGTCATCACTTCCCTGCCGGAGGCCATCCAGACCGGACTGCAGACTGCCGCACCCAAAATCAAGAGCCTGGGCGCTGGGATCGTCAAGAGCCTGCGGGATGGCATCGTTAGCTTCCTCCCCTCCGGCATGGGCGGCATCGTCGATGACCTGTTCAGTGCAATCGGGGACTTCAAGAGCGGGTTTGCGGCCATGCAGCCGCAGCTGGCCAGCTTCGGTGCATCTGTCAAGGCCACCCTGCAGCAGGTGAGTGTGGCGGTCATGCCTGCCATTACCAGCATTATACAGACCGTGCAAACGGTCATCCCCTCGGTGCTGCCTGTGATCCAGACGGTGGTGGGCACCATCGGCCAGGTAATCAGTGCGGCGGCTCCGGTCATTGCCGGGCTGGTGCAGGGCATCGGGACGGTCATTTCCACCCTGGCCCCTGTGTTCCAGGTCATCTTCGACGGCATCGGCCAGAAGGTCGGCTCCGTGCTGTCCTTCATCGGCAGCAAGATGGGATGGATACAAGAGATCATCAGCACGGTGATGCCGGTGGTAGCTGACATACTGACCACTGCCTGGTCGGTCATTTCCCCAGTTATCGATATTGCAATCAGTGTGTTTAAAGTCCTTTTCAATGTAGTGCAAACGGTCTTTAATGGCATTGCCAGTGTCATCAGCAGTGTGTGGGACAAAGTGAAGCCCATTGTCGAGGGTATCGGGAACGGCCTAAGCTGGATTGCAGATAAGGTCGGCGGCCTGTTCGGGTTCGGAGGTGGTGGCGGAGGCGACACAGGCTCCAATGCGGAAGGCACCAACAACTGGCGCGGTGGCCCCACCTGGGTGGGTGAGCAAGGGCCAGAGCTGATCGACCTGCCCCGTGGGACACGGATCCTGCCCAACAAGGAGAGTGTGCAGCTGGCCAGCAGCTTGCAGAAGATGCGGGAAGCTACAGCAGCGCAGAGTGCCACCCCTGTCCCAGCTAATGCGCCGATCCGCAGGAGCGGAGGCTCCTCTTCAGCCGCGTCAATCATCCAGGTTACCCTGGCAAAGCTGGCCGACACCATTGTAGTACGGGAAGAGGCCGACATTGACAAGATCGGCGAGAAGGTCGCCAAGGAAGTGGTACTGGCTGTGAAGAACATGGTGCCGGTGCCCGCATAAGGAGGTGGCCGCTTGAAGCAGCGCATCATTGAATTGAGCTACAACAACCATGAGGAGATGTTCAATCTCCCCATCAATCCATCGGAGTTTGAGTTCTCCGAGACACAGAACAACCAGAAGATCACCCTGCTGAATATCGGTGAGGTGAACCTGATCGGACATCGGGGCCTGGTAACAGGCTCCTTGTCCAGTTTTTTCCCGTCTCCATCATCACCTTTGGCCCGCTATGCTGACCGGGAACCGATGGAGTATATCCGGCTATTGGAGAAGTGGAAAACCAGCACACAGCCCATCCGCGTTATCATCAGCGACTGTGACTTCAACCTGGCCATGAGCATCGACAAGCTGACCAAGAAGCATCGGGAAGGCGATAAGGATGTGTATTACACCCTGGAGTTGTCCGAGTACCGCTTTTTGAATGTCCCTGCGGTGCAGGTGGAGACCCAGCAGCAGAGTGATACCAACGGGCTGAACAACCGTCCCAATACGCAGACTACCCCAAAGAGCTACACCGTGGTGTCTGGGGACTGTCTGTGGAACATTGCCAAGAAATATTATGGCGATGGCTCCCAATATACGAAAATCTATGAGGCCAACAAGGGGACGATAGGGAGCAACCCCAACCTGATCAAGCCCGGCCAGAAGCTGGTGATCCCATGAGCTATGAACTGAACGCCGGAGGAAAGCAGCTGGCTGAGGTCATCGAGAAGGTCACCTGGAGCGGTGACAGCAAGCAGGTGGCCCGGAAATTGGTATTCACGGTGGCCAACAAGGACAGTGACCGCTTCCTCCCAAAGGTGAATATCAACGAGGGCGATCAGGTGCAGTTCCTGGAGGACGGGAAGCTGCTCTTCAGCGGCCCGGTCTTTGACATTGAGAAGTCCGGCAGTGGAAATGTGGTGACCTATACCGCCTTCGACCTTATGTTCTATGTCACGAAGTCCGACATCAACCGGGTGTTTGACAACGAAACCCCGGAGGCTATCACCAGCTGGATCTGCTCCCACTTGGGGATCCCCTTCGGCGCGGCAGCGTCTACGGGGATCCCCGTTTATATGCCCTGGCTGGGGAAAAAGGCGTATGACGGCATTATGGCGGCCTACACAGCCGCCAGCCGGAAGAACGGCAAGAAATATATCCCCCTGATTAAAAACGCCACACAGCTTTATGTAATCGAAAAGGGGGCGCTCTGCGGGGTGGTGCTGGACGGCTCCTATAACCTGACGGAGGCCAACTACAAGACCAGCCTGCAGAACATGGTTGACCGGGTGCTGATCACAGATAAGGACGGCAACCAGATCGGGGTGGTGGAGGATACCGCCGCACAGCAGAAATATGGTGTTGTGCAGACGGTCTATAAGCAGGAGGACGGAAAAGACGCGCAGACCGAGGCCAAGGCCCTTCTGCAGACGCTGGAGCAGACCGGCAGCGTCACCGGCTGTCCGGGGGACAGCCGAGCGGTCAGCGGCTATGCACTGATTGTCCAGGAAACCACCACTGGGCTGTTCGGCAAGTTCTACATTGAAAGCGACACCCACACCTTCACGGACGGCAAGCATGAGATGGCCCTGACCCTGGCCTTCTCCAATATGATGGACGAAAAAGAGATTGAAAACCAATCCCAAGGATAGGAGGCAAGAGATATGTCAAGATGGGCGGTGGAGATGGCCGAGGCCCTGCGCAGCGACGGATCCGGTGGAGCGGATGGCAGCTGGCGGTTTGCAACCGTCAACACCGCCAGTCCGCTGACCATTAAGGCGCATGACCAGGTGATTTCCAAGTACCTCTACAAAAGCGCCTCCCTTTCCCTCCAGGCCGGGGATGAGGTGCTGGTATATGAAACAGGAGTCGCTTTTTATATCATCGCAAAGGTGGTGCCAGCATGAGCATTTTCCCTTTTATCAGCCCGGAGGTATTGGAGAGCGGGCAGGCCAGCGAACTGCCTATGTTTCGGGAGTACGCATACGACTTTGAAAACAACCGCCTGTTGCTCCGGGATGGGAACACCTACCTGGTGGAGGGCAACGAGGCGCTGCGGATCTGGATCTTCAAGGCGCTGTCCACAGAGCGGTTTCGTTATACCGCCTACGACAGCGCCTTTGGAAGCGAGATCCACACTCTGATCGGAAGCGCCATTCACTCGGAGATTGTGACCTCGGAGCTGAAGCGGTTTATCATTGAGGCTTTGATGGTAAACCCATATATTTCAGAATTGAGCAATTTCCAATTTACACGCACCGAAAGCGGGGTTCAGGTCGAGTTTGACTGTACCACAATTTATGGGGCGATGACCGTTGAGTGGGATGCCAAGGAGGTGAGAGCGGCATGAGCGACACAACGATAGACTTCAGCACAGACGCCATCCTTCAGCGCATGAGGGACAGCCTGGAAAATCCAGCCAACAAGCTGGAGGGCGGCTTCTGCATGGATAACCTGCAGGCTGTTGCCGAAGAGATGGCCCGTATGGACGCGATGGAAGTACAGCCCATCCCCGACCATGTACTGCTGGATACCGCCGAGGGCGAGTACCTTGACCGGAAGGCCCTGGACTACAATGAAACCCGGAACCCCGCCGCAGCGTCGGTAGGCAATCTGCTTTTTACCGGGGAGGCGGGTACGGCCATCCCGCTGGGCACAGAGGTCTTGTATGGCACACTGGTCTTTGAAACCACTGCAGCGGCACAGATCAACGCAGAAGGCTACTGTGAAGTGGGAGCTAAGTGCCAGACGGCGGGCACCGTGGGGAATGTGGCCATCGGCACCATCACAGCCCTGCGTATGGCCATTGCTGGCGTGACCTCCGTTACCAACACCGCGCCATTCGGCGGCGGTGCGGAGGCTGAGGGAGATGACTCCTTCCGCAGCCGAGTGCTGGAGAAGATCCGGAGGCCCATCACCAGTGGGAACCGGAATCACTTTATTTATTGGGCGAAACAGGTGTCCGGCGTAGGCGGAGCCAAGTGCTTGGGCGCTGAAGTGTGCGGAGCTGGCAAGGTAAAGGTGATCATCCTTTCCGACAAGTACGGTGCGCCGGACGAAGTGATTCTGGAAAATGTGGAGGCCCACATTGAGGAGGAACGCCAGATTGGAGCGGAGGTGACGGTAGTGGCCGCCACGCCCAAGGCCGCCACCGTGGTGGTCACAGTCAAGGTGGCCAGCGGGTACAACATCACAGACATCCGCCAAAATGTCCAGGCGGCGCTGCAGAGCTATATTGACAGCGTAAACCGGGAGGATTTTGATACGGCTCCTGTCCGGGGCGATGAAAACCGGAAGAGCAGTATCAGCTATTACCGGATCGGCGACCTCATCTTCGGCGTGGCCGGAGTGGCAGATATTATCAGCTATACCCTGAATGGAGAGATTTCTTCCCTCACATCCGACTATGAGGAATTTTTCACGCTGGAGGAGGTGGAGATCAGTGCCGATCAATGATGCCTTCATGCTCCCCAAGCGGGTGCGGACGATGGAGCAAATGGCAGATCTGCTCCAGGCCGAGCAGACGGAGCTGACGCAGATGCAGCGTACCATTGCTGCGCTGGAACAGCAGTTAAATATTAGCACCAGCACCTTCCTGCTTCCCCGGCACGAGAGCCTGTTCGAGCTTCCGGTCAATACCACAGAGAGCCTGGAGGCGCGGCGGGCCAAGGTGCTGGCAAAACTGAACACGCGGGGCACCACCACCGTGGAGGCCATCCGGGAGATGGTGTCAATTGTTACGGGGTGCGATGGGGCGGTGGTGGAGCATTTCAGCCAGTACGCCTTCACTGTCATCGTTTATATGCTGTTTGAAGGCGTTTTTCCAGACCTGTCGGAGCTGATCCGGCAGATTGATGAAATCAAACCGGCCCACCTGACATTCGACATTGTGGGGGCGTTTCGGCCCATCGGAATAGAGAACAAAGTCGAGGTGTCTCTATACCGCCTGAAGATACGCTCCCGCTTTGCTAACACCAGAGGTCAACGGGTTGTGCGGTTTGACGGCGAGGCTGATTTTGACGGCAGCATCTTGTTCAACCAGTCCTTCAGCGGGATCACTTTCCCGGCCATGTCTATTCGCACCGGCTTCCCTATCCGGGAAAAAATCAATGGCACCTTGACCATGGATAGCTGGTATGCCTTTGATGGGACTGCCTCATTTGATGGCTCCCGCAAATTTAATGCTCAAATCGTGCAGGAGGAGTTTTAATGAATGAAAACAGTGTAATCACAAAGACACGCCGCAGGAAACTATGCATGGCAGCCAGCGACCCGGAAAAGCCGCTGGCCGTCATTACCCATGTGGCATTCGGAAACGGCGGTGTAAATGAGAGCGGAGAGCCGCTTGTACCCTTGGAAACACAGACGGCCCTCAACAGCGAACTTGCCCGCTATGAGGTGGAGAGTGTGACCTATCCGGCTGAAACTACCGCCCGTTATGCGGTGACCATTCCCAAGGACGCGATGGTGGGCGAAGAGATCAACGAGGCGGCTTTGGTGGATAGCGATGGGGATGTGGTGGCTATCAAAACTATGTATCCCAAAAAGAAGGATGAAGATGTCAGCTTCACCTTCGAGTTTGATGATGAATTTTGACTTGGAGGTGACAGCTCATGGCAGAAGAGTTTTACACAGTCCCGGAAAGTCCGGAGTATAATGCGGCGGCCATTCGCAAGATTCAGGACACCGACCCGGTACGGGCCAGCACGATTGTAAACCCCGTGGTGCAGCAGATGATCACCAATACCCATGCGGTGAAGCTGCAGGCCGACCAGAACACTAAGGCTGCATCCGCTGCAGCGGGGGCTGCAGAAGATGCAGATGAAAAGGCTACAGAAGCACTGGAAGCAGCACGCAATGCGGCACAGGTAGCAGCCCAGGCGGGGACAGACGCTTCCAATGCTCTGATTGCTGCGGATGCCGCACTGGAGGCTATTACGAAGCTGGCCCATACCATTGATGCAGTTCCCACTCAAAACGGTAGCTTGACCTATACCGGCTCGGCGCAAAGCCCGACCTGGAATAGCTATAACCCGGAAACCCTAACCCTGGGTGGACAGACCTCCGGCACCGATGCAGGAAGTTATACCGCCACCTTCACGCCGATGGAAGGTTACACTTGGGGCGATGGCACCAACACCACCAAAGAGGTCACCTGGACGATAGGCCGGGCTACCATCGCCAAGGCCCCCTCGCAGAGTGGGAGCCTAACCTATACTGGCTCGGCACAAAGCCCCAGTTGGGCCGACTACAGCAGCACTCAACTGACCATCGGTGGAACGACTTCTGCCACCAATGCAGGCAGCCATACGGCGACCTTTACCCCCACCAGTAACTACCAGTGGAGCGACGGCACGGTCACAGCGCGCAGCGTGGCGTGGCAGATCCAGAGGGCGGCAATCTCTACAACACCGACGCAAAGTGGGAGCCTGACCTATACCGGCTCGGCACAAAGCCCTTCCTGGAGCAACTATGACAGCTCCAAATTGACCATCGGTGGCACAACCAGCGGCACCAATGCGGGCAGCTATAATGCAACCTTTACCCCGACGAGCAACTATCAGTGGAGTGACGGCGGCACTGGGGCCAAGACAGTCGCCTGGAAGATTGGCAAGGCGGCAGGCAGCTTATCGCTGAATAAGACCAGCATCACCCTGAACAAAAGCACTTCGGCCACCACCATCACCGTGACCAGGGCCGGTGACGGGGCGATCACCGCCACCTCCAGCAGCACCAGTGTTGCCACAGTGTCGGTTTCCGGCAACACGGTCACTGTAACCGGCAAAGCCTATGGCAGCGCCACGATCACCGTTAAAGTGGCAGAGGGTACAAACCACACGGCTCCAGCCAATAAGACCTGCACAGTGCAGGTAAACCTGTTCAATTCCACGCTTAACTCTAACAGCTGGGCAGCGATCAAGGCAGCCAGCGACGCCGACGAGGGCGCAAACTACTGGAGTGCTGGTGATACCAAAGCCATTACTATCAATGGAACGGTGGGCAATTTCACCTTCTCCAACCTTTCTATTAACGCATTCATTTTGGGGTTCAACCACAATTCCAGCAAAGAAGGTACGCATCGCATCCATTGGCAGCTGGGCAAAATCAGCGGTACGATGGTGGGGCTCTGTGATAATCAATACGGGAATAATGTAAATGGTGCTGGATATTTCCACATGAATGACAGCAACACGAATGTGGGAGGGTGGAAGGACTCCAGCATGAGAAAAACGCTGTTGGGCAATAGCAACAGTCCCACCAGCCCGCTGGCCAACAGCCTGATGGCTGCCCTTCCCTCCGACCTCCGGGCCGTGATGAAGTCAGTCACCAAGTACACCGATAATACCGGCAACGCCAGCAACTCCTCCGGGAATGTGACGGCCACCACCGACTATTTGTGGCTTCTGGCGGAGTTTGAAGTTCAAGGGGGCCGCAGCTATGCTAATCAGTACGAGCAGAACAGCCAGCTCCAATATGACTATTATAAGGCAGGCAACAGCAAAATCGCTTATAAGCACACCGCTGTCGGGACAGCGGTGTGGTGGTGGCTCCGTTCCCCTTCTTGCAACGCCGACTATAACTTCTGCTATGTCTACACCGGCGGCGGCTACAACATTAGCAACGCCTACTACTCGGCGGCGTTGCTGCCCGGCTTTGCTACCTAA